CAGCGCGTCCACCAGGTCCGCCGCCGCGACCTGGGCGCGCTTGTCGCTGCCCGTCATCGCCGGGCGGACCGTGTTGCCCTGCGCGTCCAGGGGGATGACCGCGTTCTGCTGCGCGCTCACGCCGATCGCCTGCACGCCCTCCAGGAGACCGCCGCCGGCCGCCTCGCCGAGGGACAGCAGCCAGGACTGCGGGTCGACGTCGCTCGGCCGGGCGCCGCCCTCCGCGGTGTCGAGCGGGTGCGGGGCGTAGCCCTGCCTGAGCACGGCGCCTGTATCCGTGTCACAGACGACGATGCGAGTGAAATCGGGCGCACTGTCCAGCCCGGCGACTATCCCCATGGGTCAAATTCTGCCGTAGCGCTGCGCCGGTTCGGGCCGGTGAGGTGTGTGGGGAGTGCGGTGGGTTCTCGGATGCGGGTGCGTTGTGGCTGGTCGCACCGGGTCCTCAGGTATTACTGGTTCCCCAGTCGTCGTCCTCCGTCGCCGCGCCGCGCTCACGCAGCGTACGGACCCGGTTCGCCACCGAGTCCGGGAAGCGGGAGGCGGCCTTCTCGTATGCCTTGCCCGCGAACTGGCGGCCCTGCTGGGCGGCCGATTCGGCGGTGTTGCGGACCGCCGGGTTCTGCGCGACGGCGCGGGCGGATTTCTTCAGCTGCTCGTAGCGTTCACGTCCGGCACGGGTGCCGAGGACGTAACCCACGGCGAGTCCGGCGGCGAACGTCAGCCGGTAGCGCATGACGGCGGCCCTTCCCTGGTGTCGGCGGGGATACCGATTGGCGAAGCACCCCCCTGCTTGCGCTAATGTATGTGTCGCAGCGAGAGGACGCCCCCTGGCAAGTACCCAGATGGCGACGATCGATGCGACGAGGCATTCCCCTGTAGCTCAATTGGCAGAGCAGCCGGCTGTTAACCGGCAGGTTACTGGTTCGAGTCCAGTCGGGGGAGCTCGGTCCCCTGTAGCTCAATTGGCAGAGCAGCCGGCTGTTAACCGGCAGGTTACTGGTTCGAGTCCAGTCGGGGGAGCATGCTGAACGAGGACCCCGTTGGGGTCCTTTTTCATGTCCGGTGGAACCGTACGGACCCTGGTGCGGTCCTCCCGGACACGAAGGCGAGGTCAGCAGGCATGCGGAAGCCGACCATCCGAAGCGGGAGATCGTATGACCGGCTATGCTGCGGCAGACGGCGCGCACACATGTACGCGACACGCCGCTATGGGGCGGTAGCTCAGCCGGTTAGAGCAGCGGACTCATAATCCGTCGGCCGTGGGTTCGAGTCCCACCCGCCCCACCACTCGCTACGCGAGGAGAAACCTTCTGACCAGCAACTTTGCTGGCGGGTTGGGCGAGTTGGGGGATCTTGGCGACCCTAGTTGATCATGACTTCATGATCCTGAGGCCGGATTGAGGCCGGAGGTCACGCGGCGGCTCGCATTCCCTCATCTGGGCCATCGTCGTTGGCATCGGGGCCGCTCTCCGGGGCATCGCGCTGGTCCTCCAGCTTGGAGGGCTCGCCTCGTTCTGGACCTTGCTTCCGAGACCGAGGAACGACTGCGATCGTGGATTCTGCCTCGGCCGTCATGAGTTGAGGCAGGACGCTCGTATACGTGTCCGAGGTAATCTGGCGCGAGCTGTGGCCCAGCCGCTCCTGGACGACCTTGATGTCTGCCTTGCCCAGCAGCGCCAGCGTTGCCGACAGATGCCGGGTGTCGTGCAGGCGAATCGGCGGGAGGCCGGACAGCTCGACGAGTCGGTTGAACCGACGACTTATCCAGTCGGGGTGCAGGGGCTCGCCGTCTTCGTGAGTCCAGACCCGGTTGCTCTCGACCCACGCCCGTTCCCCGGACCACTGCTCGCGCTCCGTGGCCTGGGTGACTCGCCATCTTGCCCACAGGCTGTTCGTCTGAGAGTCGAGCGTGACGGTGCGAACGCTGTCCTGCTTCGGAGCCTCGTCGTACTGCTGGTAAGCAATCTCAACGATCTGAGCGGAGATGCGGAACCACGAGCCGGTGAGGCTCACCTCCGGCCAGGGCAGAGCGCACATCTCGCCGCGCCGAGGGCCACGGAAGATGAACGCGTGCCACATGGCGCAGAGCCGATCATCGTTCACGAAGTCGAGGAACTCGCCTGTCTGCTCCGGCGTCCAGACCATGACAGGGCTGGGCTTCTTGCCTGTGCGCTTCCACTCTTCGACCCGCTCCGCTGTCCAGACCAGAGCCTTGGGGCGCTTGACCGCCGGCAGCTCGACGAGCGCGGCCAAGTTGGTCGCATACTCGCCGCGCTTGATTCCGCTGCCCAGAAACGAGCTGAGGGTGGCGTTGATGCGGTGCATCGTCGGGGCGCTGGTGATCTTCTCCTTGCCTTTGCGGCCCTCGCGGAACGCGGCGTTGGCGTCGAGGTATGCCTGACGCGTGATGCGGCGCTCCTGCTTCCTCCCCGCGGCACGTACCCAGGCTGTGTAGGCGGCGTCGCGAGCCTCCTGCAGCTCGATCACCCTCGCGTGGTGGATGAGCCGCTTGCCGTTCTCCCTCTCGATCGCGTCGTACATGCCCTCGACGTGGCGCAGCTTGAGGTCACGCCGCTTGATGTGGCCGAGGTGTGGTTTGAGGTAGAGCCTCACGTGCTCCTGGTACCCGTGGCGCGTCGTACGGGCCAGGCCCTTCTTGCGCCTGAGCCACGCGTCCAGGTCCTCGCCGACGGTGGCGTCGCTGAGGACGTCGGCTCCACCGATCAGATCGCGGTAGACCTCAGCCGCCTTGGTCTCCGCCTTGTCCTTCGTGGCGAATCCCCCTCGTCGCACGCGCTGACGCTCTCCGCCCTCGCCCGCTTCGAGTTCCATGGTGAAGTACCAGGTGCCGTGCCCCTTCCGCCGGAGCTTCGGGCAGCTTGCCCCGAGCATGCGCAGTTTCGGAGAGTCGGCCGCGTCGAGCTTCGGAGTGCCGTCAGCGTCGACGGCCGGTTCCTGGCATGCGCAGCGCCGGTAGTAGGTGGGTTTGAACATGAATCTCCCCTTCGTGGCTTTCGTTTGTAGATCTTCTGTGTCGGTCCTTGTTGAACCGGTGTCTATCTTGCCCCAACACTCCAGTGTTGACGTATCCTTATGGCATGTTGGCGTGGGGGAGAACGCGACAACGGGAATGACAACGAAGGACGCATCTGTAGCTACAGACGGCGGGGTCAGTTCGATGACCCTGGAGGAACTACTCGCGCTGCCACCGACCGTGAACGTTGTGACGGCTGCGCGGGCGCTGGGGATCGGCACGCACAAGGCTTACAACTTGATCAAGGAGGGGTCTTTCCCCGTGACGACGCTCCCTCTGGGCGGCACGGTGAGAGTCCCCACTGCTGCACTCTGGCAAGTGCTTGGGGTGACGCCCCTGGTGCAGTGATCTCTGTAGCCCGCCTGTCGGTCTCGCTGGGCCATAGCTCGGACACGTGCCGTGGCCTAGGATCAGGCGGCTATGGGCGCACGAGACGAGAACGGACCACCGCATGCCACGGCCCTACGGTTTCGATGACGCCTCACGTCGTCGGCTACGTGACGACGAAGTGGACCCGCTCCGCCAGATGGTGAGCCGGGCGCTGAGCAACCAGTCCAACCAGGACGTTGCGGTATGGGCGAACGGTGAGGGCTATCGGGGAACGCTCGGCGGGGAGTGGAAGGACGCGTCGGTTGGACGGCTGTTGCGCAACCCGGCGATCGCCGGACTGCGCTACGACGATGACGGCGAACTCGTCGATGCGGGTCACCCCGGAGCTATCACGCGCGAAGAGTTCGAGGCCCTTCTAGAGCGGGAGAAGGCTCGCAGTACGAAGGATGCGGAGCCGGCGTACGACTATCTCCTCACTGGCGGGGGCAGTACCTGCGGCAAGTGCACAAAGGATCTCGGGGGCGCCCGTACCAATGCGGGCACGCCCGGCTACCGCTGCCGCCCGAAGGACAAGAGCGGGCATGGCGGCTGCGGTGAGGTCCGGATTGATGCCGAGCTGTTGGAGGACCACGTCGGCGAGAACGTCGCGGCGGAACTCCTCAAGCCCGGCATCCGAGCCCAGATCGCCAAGGCCCAGGCTGCCGTGCGCAAGCAGGTTGAGGACCTCAAGCGGGACATCGAGGACCTGGAGGGCCGCCAGTCGGAGCTCGGGAGGCTCTACGGCAACCGCGAGATCAGCAGCGAGGCGCTGGTAGCCGGAGAGCGCGAGATCGCGGCCAACCTCAAGGACATGCGTTCGCGCCTTCGCTACGCGGAGCAGATGGCGAACTTCTCACTCGGCCATGCCAAGGACCTGGTGAAGTGGTGGAACACCGCACCAACTGCGTCGAAGAGAGCCATCACGCTGCTCCTCCTGGAGAAGATCGAGGTGTTCCCCGCGAGCGCCCGCGGCGTCCGGACCATCGAGCCGGGACGAGTCGTCCTTCACTGGCGCAAGCTGGCCGGCGTGTCAGGTGGCTGAGGCCGTCATCCTCGTTGCGAGCCGCCTGCCTACCATTGCCATGGTCAGGCCCGTGATCAGTGCGATCACGGCGAGCCCGGCCAGGAGTGGGGAGACGATCTCCTCGTAACGCAGCGGCCACGGGTGGCCCAGGTAGTGAGTTACGAGGTAGGACCCCTTGCTGGCGGCGTAGGCCACTCCAAGGAGTGCGGAGATCGAAGACAGGCCGAGACCGCGGGCTGACCAGGCGTGTCCTGCGCGCCGGGCAACGAGCGCCATCCCGGTGCACAGGAACGCGATCTCGCCGCAGGTGATCGCCACGTAGCCCAGGTAGACCATGAGGTAGACGGTGACACCTGGCACGACGGCGTACTCGGTCGTGAACTCCACACTCCCGTCAGTTGTGTTGACGAAGAGCGGCAGCATCGCTGTGAGGACGCACACTGCTAACGCGATACGTGCGTACAGACTGGCCTTCAACACCTCGTGGTTATAGGACCAGTCCACGAGCATCAGCTGAAGACTGCCGCACCACACGACTGCGCAGATGTGCGCCCCGAGCTTGGCGGCATTGTTCATACCGGTCGCAGACTCGACCATGTCCTCTATCGCCGGGACGGCGAGGGTGACGCCCACCGTGCAGATGCCGATGGCCACGGCTCGGGTGAAACGGGCCACGCGGTAGTCGCTTCGGTCGCGCTGACGCCAGGCTTCCCGGGCTGAGAGCACGGTGCCCACCAGGCCGATCAGAGCGCACAGGCCGAAGACTAAGCCGTCCATTTGGTTCAGGTTCCTTCCAGGTCGGAGACGGCACGCTCGGCAGCCTCGGTGAAACTGAGACGCCTTCGTCGGCCTGGCCGCGGTGGTTCCGGGGCAGGCGGAAGAGGCTCGGGCACCTCTGGGACGGTGAGATCGAGGTGGCCGTGTCGCTGACGGATCTCCCGTGCGGCCTCCAGAAGTTCGGCAGCTCCGGCGTCGCCCAGGTCGTGAATGAGTCGAAGTGCCTCGCGCGCGTCTTGGTGCTCCTCGTAGACCGATAGGGATGTCAATCCGTTGTAACCGGGGAGTAGGTAAGCTACCGGAGAGTTCAACGCCCGTGCGAGGCCGCCGAGTTGGGCGGTTGTGGGGTTGGACTTGACACCGTTCAGGAGGTCGTTCACGACCTGGTGCGTCATCGCGGGCTTGCCGCCGGGAGTCTCGGCTGTGGCGGCAGCGATGTCGCGTGTGCTCAGGGTCTTCCCATCTGCCCTGAGCATCCTGCCGATCAAGACGGCGAGCTTGCTGGAGAGAGGGGTGTCCGGGCCGAGCGGCATTGTGCTGACTACTCCTCGTGATGCGGGCAGGCCGACCTGGCGGCGGGACGGTGGATGTGGTGCGCACTCAGTGTCGCTGTGGGGCGACAGTGACTGCTGTTGCAGCACATTGTCTATGTTGGTTGACAATAGGTGACGGCTCGAAGCAAGATCTATAAGTCAGGCGCAGTAAGCGCGTGCTCGGCATGCGGGGTCGCCGCCCCTCTACCGCCTCCTTGGGTGCGAAATCCTAACAAGCGCCCATCTGGGCCTCGATGTGTGCCGAAAACTCGCCTGTGTAGGGATCTAAGTTGATTGCGGCTCGTTGCGGGGGCGGAACGCTGTATTGCGGGGAGGGTACGGGTGGGGATCGAGCTGGATCGAGTGCTGGCCCGGCTGGAGGAGTCGGGTGGCACTGAGAACGTCATCCTGGATGACGAGGCTGCGTTCGCCGCACTGGGGGCTTTGGCGATCGTCGACGTGAAACGGGTCGGTTGCGTCGTGGAGCGCATGAGCGGCGCTGCCGCGAGTTGATCCACGCGAGTAGTCGAGAACGGGCCCCTGTAAGGGGCTCGCCCGTACGCGCCTGACCTGCAAAAACTTCTCGAAAATTGTGGACCACTCCCTTGAATGCATATAGAATAGAACCAGAAGGAGGGGGGAGGAAGAAGCCCCCACTGACCTCTTGGAGATCGAAATGTCGCACAAGTTCGCCACCCTCAAGATGCGCCAGATCCACCGCAACCCGAACCAGCCCCGCAAGACCTTCGACGAGGACGCGCTGAGCGAGCTGGCCGAGTCGATCAAGCAGCACGGTCTCCTCCAGCCCATCGTCGTCCGGAAGGCGGAGGAGGGCTACGAGCTCGTGGCTGGCGAGCGCCGCTTCCGCGCCAACGAACTCGCGGACAACATCACCATCGATGCGAAGATCCTGCTGCCCGACGGTGAGTCCGAGATCAGCGACATGGACTCCTTCGAGAAGGCCATGGCTGAGAACCTGAACCGCGAGGACATGCTCCCGCTGGAGGAGGCGCGCGGCTTCAAGAAGGTCCTGGACGAGAAGGAGGGGGCCACGCCCGCCAGCGTTGCGAAGACGTTCTCCAAGTCGGTCCAGTTCGTCAACCAGCGCCTGGCCCTGCTTGCCCTGCGCCCGGAGATCCAGGCGGCCGTCGATCTCGGGCACATCGGCACCCAGGCCGCCGTCCAGATCGCTGCGCTCTCGAAGGACAACCAGAAGGCCGTCTTCCAGGACTGGAAGAAGGGCGACAAGAACGACAACCAGCTCGTCCACATCGCCTACGCCATGCGCAAGCAGGAGAAGGCGGCCACGCAGGACTCCATGGTTGACGTCGACGAGATGACCCCCGAGGAGAAGGCCGAGCGGAGCCGCGCGCAGGCCAAGACCAAGAGCGACCTCGACGCGATCGAGGGGATGTGGGCGCTGCTGGACAGCATCGGCAAGGCGGACCCCATGGAGCTGGCCCGCGCTCTGGCGGGGGAGGTTGGCAAGCGGCTTGAGCAGATGGACCGGGTCGCGGACGTCGTGCAGAAGGCCCGGTTCCAGCTCCGCCAGGCGAAGGCTCACGCCGACGCGAGCGAGATCATGGTCAACCCCGACGCCGCAGCGCCCGACCTGGTGGCCGACGCCGACGCCGTACTCGCCCAGTTGGACCCGGCTGCGGGCGACGCCGAGCCGGAGGCGCAGGCCGAGCCTGTCCCGGAGACCGAGACTGCCCCGGCCGCCGACGCCTACGCCGATGCTGACGCGGAGGCGCAGACCGAGGCCGCCCCGGCCGCCGACGGGGAGTCCGAGAGCCCGGCGGAGCCGGAGGGGGACGACATCGAGGCCGAGGCGGCGGCCGAGCCGGTCGCCGTCGCAGCCTGACCCGTCCGTCCCGGGGCGGCCCCCAGCGGGCCGCCCCCTTCTCTATGGAGCCCCACAGCGATGAACGACATCCGGACCATGCGCAACATCAACCACAACCTGTTCGACGTGCCGGCCTCGGCCAACGCCCTTGAGGAGTACGACTCCGACGTGGCCCAGCTCGTCCGCGAGGCTGCGGCGCACCTGTTCAAGGCGCGCCGTGACAACGATGGGGCCGCTCTGAACGAGGCATACAACCTCACCCTGCTCGCCGCCTCCGACCTCATGAAGGGTGCCGGTAGTTCGGTGTACGTGCGCACCCACCTCATGGTCACGGCCCGACTGGTCGAGCTCGAAGCGGCGCTGCTCGCCGCCGAGGCCAAGACCGCCAGCGAGTGAGGAAACAACCGTGAAGATAGATACCGACGTTCTCAAGGTCATCCGCTCCGCCACGGTTGACGGTCTGACGCTCCGTCTCAACGGCAAGCTCGACCGCACACTGTACGACCGGGTCAACCTGGCCCTTCAGGCGGTCGGCGGCACCTGGAACCGCTACCAGCGCGCCCACATCTTCCCCTTCGCCGCTGCCGACGCCATCGCGGGACTGCTTGCTACGGGCGAGGTGATCACCGATGTCGACCGCGGGTACTTCCCCACGCCGAAGCCCCTTGTCGAACAGCTCCTGGACCTGGCGGAACTCGAAGCCGGTTGTGAGGTGTTGGAGCCGTCGGCCGGACGCGGCGCCATTGCTGAGGCCGCAGCTGCCCGCGGTGCCGTCGTCGACTGCATCGAACTCGACACCGCTCGCGCCGAGCACATCCGCGCCGGCGGCTACGCCCGCGAGGTCACGGCCGCCGACTTCTTCAACGTGAAGGTGCAGCGCCGCTACCAGCGGGTCATCATGAACCCGCCGTTCGCTGACCGGCAGGACATCCGGCACGTCCAGCGGGCGTTGCGCTTCGTCCAGCCGGGCGGCCTGGTCGTGGCCGTCATGTACGGCAGCCTCCCCTACCGGAGCGACCGTAAGGCCAAGGACTTCCGGTCGCGTGTTCGGGAGGCGCGAGGGACTATCACGGAACTGCCCGACGACGCATTCCCGGTCGGCGTGTCCACGGTGGTAGCTGTCATCCCGGTCCGTGAGCCCGCGCCGCCCTCTCGGTTCAACCCCCAGGCACCCGGGCCCGAGGACTTCACTGCAAAGCCCGCGGCGGCCCAGCAGGGGCTGTTCTTCACGGACGCGCCGACAGCCCACGGCACAGCGCCCCTCGACGGGCTCGAGTACGGCGCTGCACCATGGCTAGAGATAGATCCCAACACTGATGCATGATACGGTCTATCTCGTTGGCGAGGGCGGCCTCAGTCGAGGAACCGGCTCACCAACGTGCCGTGGCATGCGGCACTCCCCTTCGGTGCCTGGCGGGTGGCCAATCCCCCGCGCCCTACCCGCCAGGCACCGGCCCCGCGCCTAAGCGGAGCCGCCGGAGCGCCGCCAAGATCCACGATCACGACCGGACCCGTCCCCGCCTCACGCCGGGGGCGGGTCCCCGTGCACTCAGGAGCGCCATGAACACAGAGGACTTCGCCGGGCACCCAGAAGATCGCGAGCTGTACGAACGTCTCCTCGTCGAGCGGGACGGGACGCCGATCAAGGCCCTCGCTGAACGTGACCCGGGCCTCGATGTACCAGGAGACCCCGATCCAGACACGATCCGGCACCTCACGGAACTCGAAGCCGGCACAACTCCCCGACGACGAAAGCGACATGGAGCATGACCGCCAAGCAGGCACCGCCCGCCGAGCCGGAGCGCCGGACACCTCCCGTACCCGGTGCGGTGTGGTGCCGATCCTGTGACTCCTGGTGCCTGCCGACCGGCATCTGCGGCTGCAACAACCGCTGATGCACACCCTCCTCCGCTTCGCCGCCGACGCGATGGCCGTCCTGCTCATGGCGGCCATCGCCGTTGCCGCCTGGGTCGTTGTACAGCTCGGCGGCGGGGTCCTTCTCGCCAGCCTCTTGGCCTTCCCCGCCTGCGGGCTGGTGGCCGCCGCCATCCACCACGTTCAGCGATGGGTGGGCGGTCGGCGACTAACGGACCGGCTGAACCCTCGCTCCGGCGACCGCCGCGGCTCGGCGTGATCGTCTAGTCTGAACTAGCTGTAGGGCGCGGGGAACGGCCTACACAAGGGACGCCCAGTGACCCCGACGCCCGCCAACATCCCCGAACTGCTCCTGCCGCTCGCCGTCCCCGCCGAGGACCTCGTTCCGTACTACCGGAACCCCCGCAACGGTGACCTCCCCTCGATCGCCGACTCGCTGACCGTCAACGGCCAGTACCGCGCGATCGTCGTCAACAAGGGCACCCACACGGGCCGCCAAAACGAGATCCTGGCGGGCAACCACACGTACGCGGCTGCCCAGCAGCTCGGCTGGGAGCAGATCGCCGTCACCTGGGTTGACGTCGACGACGACGCGGCGGCCCGCATCGTCGTCGTCGACAACCGGACCAACGACCTCGCCGGATACGACACCGTGCTCCTGGCCGAGATCCTCTCCGAGATCCCGGACCTGGCCGGCACCGGCTACGACCGCGAGAGCGTCGACCGGCTCCTCGACGACACCTCCCTTCCCGAGACGCTGGAACTCACCTCCGACGGCGCGGGCACCGGTGCCGCAGCCACCGTCGACTACCTCCAGTGGGGCTACCTCCAGTGGGAGTCCAAGCGGGTCCGGATCACCTCCGAAGAGGTCGAAGCCCTCAACGCCATCTACACGAAGTTCGTGGACGACACCAACAGCGACCTCGGCTTCGGCTGGCACGTCTTGCAGCAGGCCCACGAGGAGGGCGAGGCGGCATGAGCAGCGCGCCCACCACGACGTTCTACGAGGCGTACCCGCTCGACCGGCTTCGCCCCGCCGACTACAACCCGCGCCGCCTCAGCGAGGAGGCGTTCGTCAGGCTCCAGGTGTCACTGCGCCGCCACGGTGTCGTGAAACCCGTCATCCTCAACGCCGACGGCACGCTGGTCGCAGGCCACCAGAGAACCAAGGGCCTCCAGGCCATCGGCCTGACGCACACGCCCGCGGTCATGCTGGGCACGAAGGTCAGGTTGCAGGACGAGATCCAGTTCAACCTGCTGCACAACCGAGTCGAGACCGAAGCCAGCATCGTCTACGCCGAACCCGGCGTCATCGGCGCCTGGTCGTGGATTCCATGGCAGTCCATCCGGGTCGCGGAACGGAAGAACCTCTCCTTCGTCAACGCCATCGGGCACATGACCGCCGGCCACGGCCCCTGGGGGAGCGTCGTCATCGACGACCAGGGCCGCATCGTCCTCAACGCCGAATACGCCGTCGTCGCCTCCATCAACCGCTTCGACCTCCTCGCCTGGACCGTCACGTCGGCCGACGCCGCCCAGCTCCACGCCGACCTCACCGGCGAGTACGGCGTCTACGACTGGACGGCCATCGAGAGCAAGGCCCCGGTGTGGAACCAGCACATCGTGCAGCCCAAGAGGCTCCGCAAGTTCTCCTCCAAGGCCAAGGCCGGAAAGCTCGCCTACGGCTCCGAGACCTGGGACCAGTTGGTCACGCCCTGGCTCAAGCCCACCCACCGGGTCGTGGACTTCGGCGCCGGGTACGGCGACTACGCCAAGCACCTGCGCGCCAAGGGCTTCAACATCCACGACTACGAGCCCTACCGCTGCCGGGACGGCTCGTACGCCGTCGACATCCGCGCCGTCGTCGGCATGATCCGCGACATCGACAAGGACATCCAGACCAACGGCCTGTACGACGTGGTGGTCCTCGACTCCGTCATCAACGCCACCACCTCCCTCGACTACCAGCACTGGGTGATGACCACCGTCAACGCCCTCTGCTCGGCGGACGGTGTCGTGTGCCTCGGCACACGCAACCTCGCCCGCGAACTCCGAGACGAGCAGGCCAAACGGGTCACCTCCCAAACCGCCACCACGAAGATGAGCTTCCTCGACGAGGACAACGTCGAGATGAACTTCGTCAAGGGGAAGTGGCAGAAGCTCCGCTTCCACACGCCCGACACCCTGGAGCCGCTGCTCCGCCGCTACTTCGAAGACGTGCAGGTAACCGACCTCAGCGGCTCCAACATCAAGGCCACCTGCCGCCGTCCCATCGCGCTCCCCAAGGAGGAATACGAGAAGGCATTCGAAGAGGAATTCAACATGCCTTACCCGAATGGCTTCCGGCATGACAGGCATCTGGAATTGGTGGGAAATTTGATAAAATTGGTAGTAGAGAGAAATGAATCTCTCGCCAATTGAAACGGGTAAATGGGGAACGGATGTCGCAGCGAATAAAGGTCCAAATCGAATCACGAACTCGGTACCACATCATGTGGCTGGCAGGCGTGCGGCACGTCGCCCTCGACCAGCACTGCCTGCGCAGCTTCGGCCAGCCCGACCGCCCCCGGCTGGATATCAGCCGCCGGCACCAGACCATCGAACTCCCCGAGCACAACCCGCCGCTGGCCTGGTACCTGTGCGCGCTACCGAACCCCTGGAAGTGGATTGACAACGCGCACCTTGCCTTCGAGGGCGCACCCGGAGAGCAGTGGGAGGGGCCCGCCCTGGTTCCCGGCTTGTACGTGCACCTCGACAATGCTCGCCCTATCGCAGGATGGGGCGAGCACAGCATCCCCGCGAGCGAACCACGCAGGAACTCGTACCGTTTCCGTACTTGCCGCAACTACCAGTTCGCCTGGTGGCTCCGGACAGAGCGCAACGCGCCGGACGCTCCGCCCGAGTACGTGCCGCCGCGGCGTCCCGGAGAAGGTGAGCAGATGTCATTGCTGTGACATCCGTTCGGGCTCCGAGTCGGATTCCGACTCCGAGCCCTCTCCGTTCCGTCTCTGGCTCGTTCGCGTCCCGTGACCAGAGGTCTCAACGGGGTCTGCGAGCGGTCCCCCGAGTAGGATCCGGCGCTCCGTGGGCGGCGGCAGCGTTTACCCGGTCCTTGCGATGCCGTGGCAACAACTCGAAGGTGTCTTCAGCCCCTCGGTGTCGTTAGCTAGGTCGAGTGAAGGCGGTAGCGTCCCGAACCGACCCTGCCTGCAACACTGTCGGCGGGGTCCACTATGATCGACCGCTGCAGAGCGCAACGAAACGCCGGTCCGAGAGTCGCTGCTTGGGAGTCTGCGCATTCGTCGCAGGCGCCGAGGGGGAACAAGGGCAGTCACCCCAGGTAGTTCCGTTGATCAACATGCCGGAATCGTTGCTTCCACCAGGGCATCTGTGATCTCCTGGTGCTCGTTCATGTCAGGCGTACGAAGGGTTGTGCTGTGAAGAAGGGATGGTACGGCGTACCCCTTGAACGCAGCGACTACCTCAAGCTCGATCCAGACGAGAACAGCTGCGATCCCGAGGGCTTCCCGGAGTGGCTTGAAGGCTTCGGTAAGGGCAAGAGGCTGGCTGTCGACCTCTTCTCGGGTGCCGGCGGCCTCAGTTCCGGCGTCCAGCAGGCAGGTTGGACCATCGCGGCCGCCGTGGACTTCGACGACCCGGCGCTGGACACCCACAGGGCGAACTTCTCGGGCCTCAGCCTGAAGATGGACCTCGGTGACCCCGCTGAGCGCGACAGGCTCGAGGAGATCCTCAAGCCTGCCAAGATCGACCTTGTGGCGGGAGGACCTCCCTGTCAGCCCTTCAGTCGGGCCGGGCGTAACAAGATTCGCGACCTCGTCAAGAACCACGGCCGTGACCCGGAGGACCGCCGGAAGGAGCTCTGGAGCGCCTACCTGGACATGGTCAAGCGGATCCGCCCGCGGACGGTCCTTATGGAGAACGTCCCCGACATGGGACTGCACGACGACTTCTTCGTCATCCGGACGATCGAGGATGAACTGGAGGACCTGGGCTACGCGACACAGGTGCGACTTGTCGACGCGTGGAACTACGGAGTCCCCCAGCATCGGAAGCGTCTCATTCTCCTGGCCCGGAACGACGTCGATCAGTTCGCCTGGCAGAAGCCCGACCTGCAGCGCACTACCCTTCGCGACGCTATCGGTGACCTGCCCGAGCTGGAGGTCGTCCCCACGGAGCGAGTCGGACAGCGGGTCCTGACGTACCGAAAGCCGCGCAATCTGTCCGATTTCGCCACGAGGATGCGGGAAGACGCGCCTCGTGGAGTGATCTGGGACCACATGACCCGGAGAGTCCGTAAAGACGACCATCGGATCTTCGAGGTCATGGAGTCCGACACCAAGTACTCGGATCTCCACAAGAAGCTGACCCAGGAGGAGATGGAGTACCAGCGGTACAGCGCGACAAACTATACGGACAAGTACAAGAAGCTGGCCTGGGACGAACTCAGCCGTACGATCACCGCGCACATCGCCAAGGATGGCTACTGGTACATCCACCCGGAGCAGCTGCGGACCCTCACCGTGCGCGAGGCGGCACGCGTTCAGACGTTCCCGGACCGGTTCCGTTTCGCCGGTACCCGGAGTGACGCCTTCCGGCAGATCGGGAACGCCGTACCTCCCTTGCTGGGGGCAGCCGCCGCGTCGGTACTGAAGCCCGTTGGTGACGCGGCTCCGGAGACCGCCGGGCTCCGGCCACACTGGCGGGAGGTCCGGAGCGCCCTCACCGTTTGGGCGGAACAGCGGCGCGACAGCAGGGACTGGTATCAGCTCCCCAGCGAGGACCCTGTGTCGCTTCATGCCGCCATCGTGGCCATACTCTCCGGAGCGAAGGCCAAGCCGGCCGTGATGGCCGACATGATGGCCTTGGTCAGAAAGTCGAAGCGGCTCACCGCGACTCTTTTCAAGAAGCTGGTCGACGCAGCGCCAACGGCACCTGTCCGAGCCCGAGTCGACCGCTTGGCGCCGCTGGTGGACAAGCCCTACGACTGGCAGTGGAACAAGCGGTTCGACGTACCTGCCAAGCTGGCCATGAAGCCAGCCGAGGCATCCCTCTACCGACTGCTGATCGGAGAGGATCTCATGCTGGTCGCGCAAGGGACGCTGCGGGTCGCTGCGCGGATAAACGACGTCGACACGGATCACCCGAACCGGCTCAGTGAGGGCCGCGTCAACCTGGTGAAGCTCGTGGGGGCGGGCGAGGAAGCACCGCTCCGCATGGGGGCGATCCGCCTTATCGGTTTGGACCATTGTCGGGAAGAGCAACCCATGTGCTCGGGATGTCCGCTCGCCGCGTACTGTCCCCGGCGGGAAGCAGACGATCTGCTGACACTGGCAGCCGTCACCGAGGCGTAACCGGCCCTCGGGACGCCGCCTTGTCGGCGCCGGCAATCGCCGCCACCCGCTCTGCCGCCCCCTGGACATCACGCCGAATCTCGCACTCCCAGACGCGGACCACAGTCCACCCGGCGGCCGCAGCCTGCTCGGTGTTGCGCCGGTCCCGCTTCTTGTTGGTCTCGATCTTTTCCTGCCACAGGGCGGCGTTTGGCCCTCGGAACTCCGCAGGAGAGTGATCCGGACAGCCGTGCCAGAAGCAACCGTCGACAAAAACCGCTAGGTGATATCGGGGAAGCACGAAGTCGGCAGTGCACCGTGGCGCCACCCGCTTGTGGAGACGGAACCTGAGGCCCAGCCGGTGTAGTGCCTTCCTGAGTGCCACTTCCGGCTTGGTGTCCCTCACGCGCCGGCCGCGAAGGTGCTCCCCTTCCGCAGTGGCAACCCACTGCGGGTGCGGTGTCCTGCTGCCTCCGGCCATGTTCACAGCCCCAGCCTGTCGACCTTCTCCGATAGGGAGAGTGCCACACTCTCCTCATGATCCGAGAACCAGCCGAACTTCATGTCGATGACCAGGGACGTGTGGAGCTGCCACTCGGCCTGCTCGCAGAAGCAGGCATCACACCCGGCACCGGTCTCGTTGCTTTCAGTGATGGTGACGGGCGTATCGTGCTCAAGAGGGCCGAGGACGCGATCAAGGACCTGATCGAGAAGGGAACACTCTGAGTGGTGGCTTCGCCGCTGAGGTGCGAACCACAGGCCGGAACGGCCCACGGCTCGGGACCTTGCCACTCCGGTTCGAGACTGTCGACGAACGGGCCAGCTGCCGCTGCCAGGGTTGCCAAAGGCCATCAGCGGTTCTACTCGTCGGCGAGTTCCTCGAGCAACTCGGCGAGCCCTTCGGTCCACGCTGGCTGGGGCAGCGCATCGAAGGCATCGCGCGCAAGTAGGACCGCCCTACCGAGAGCATGCATGTCCTTGATGGAGCGCCCGTTGATATACCAACGCCCGTACTTCTGACCGACGCCGCAGCCGTGTGTCTCGATCAGCCGGACGAGCAGACCGGCGCGCTCAGGATCGGGCACAGCACCCACCATCGGATGGTAGGCGTGATGACGCTTGTCGAGCCCGCTCGAGCAGGAGTAGAAGGTGGCAATCCGGGCGGCGCTGAGCGCCAAACTGAGCCCTGCCACCCCGACATCGTTCCAGCGGAACGTGTACGCCATCAGTTCGGCGTAGCCGATGTCGTCAGCGTCCCGCAACTCGTCAAGGAGCGCCTCCACCCCGTCGGGCGCGTCAGACTTTCCCGCCCGTTCGAGAAAGGCGGCCTCCTCCGTCAGACACTCTGCGGCCTCCTCCCAGCTCGGGAGCCCCAGGCATTCGTACTCGTGGTGTTCCGTGAAGCCTCTGGCCACGTCTTCTGCGCTCAGGCCCGTGAGTAGCGTTTTCAGGTCGTAGTCGCGACGGATGTCCACATCGAACTCGGGAATCATGGCTCTATCTTGGCGAACTGCCTTCTGACATGTCAGTGGTTCTCGCATGAGGTGCGAACCACCGGCTACGGCTGGGGCGTGAATCCCAGCCGCAGTGCCTCGGTACGAGCGTGCAGGGCTTGGACGGCCTGAGTTTCGGGAACTTCCTGCTCTAGTTCGAGGCGCCTGCCGACGAACTGGGCCAGTTGTCGCTGCCAGGGCTCGAGGTTGCGGGTCTCCTTGGCCCATCGCTCGATCGCGAACCACTCGTCGGAGGGGATCAGTGCTACCGCCTCGGCCGCCCCCTCGTGATCACCGCCGCCGCCAGCGAGCGCCGCCTCGTCCAGCGAATGGTCCAACAACTCCGACACCAGAGCACGAGGAATCGTCCAGGGCACCCTTGACACAGCGTCCCAGCACGCCGCCTTCTTGGCCCACTCGCCCACGTGGTTTCCCTCAAGCGGCGTGCTCACCGCCCGCATGACGCGAGGGCAGAGATCGTGGATCGCGGCCTCCAGCACTAGTGAGACGTCCTGCTCTCGCCAGATCCGGTCGAGATCGATCCTTCGGTCCGTCGCCAGGGACAGGCGAGCCACGGTGTAGGTGGTGATCATGCTCTTGTGGCTGCCGGCTCCGTGGATGGCGGCGATCCGGTCCACTGCCTTGAACAGGATGGCCATTGCGATCACCCGCTGGCAGTACTGGACGTCGACGCGGGGCGGCGCTTCGTCGAGGTTGACCATGAACTCGATGAAGTTCTTCTGTGCTCCGCGGCTCACGTGGTACGGCAGTTGGTTCCAGGAGTGGACGAACTTGGCGAGGTCCGCCTTCGTGAACTTCTGCTTCGTCGGGTTCAGTTTCTTGAACTGCCGTTGCCTGGCGGGGGTGCGGGCCTTCGCGAGCTCGTCCGTGTACTGGCCGCGTGCACGCTCGTAGAACCAGTGGGTCTCCTGGCCGCTGCCGTCCGTCGCGTGAGCCCACAGGGAGCGGGTGATGCGCTGCATGTCCACGTGGTAGTCGTGGTTGGAGCTGAAGTCGACCTGGGTCACTCGGTTCTGCGTGTTGGAGTACTCCGAGATTTTCGGAACGATCTCCGCGAGCCGCTCGGGCGCCACCTCCGTGAGCTTCATCTGGACCCGGACGTGGGACAGATCGGCCTTGTCGCGGCTCCGCGCGTAGTGAAGCGAGGCTGTCGTCTGACCGCCGTTCACGATCTGGAGTCCGTGTACTCCGGAGATGTGGGTCGGCTCGCCGTCCGGGCCCCTCACGAAGTCGACCTGCGACGCGGTCGCGGTGATCCCGTTGTTGTAGGCCAGGAATCTGCCTGGTGCGTGCAGCAGGGTCTCCCGGATACCCCGGTTGACCGCTCCGCGGGTCTGGAGGAAGGAACGGACGTTGAGTTCGAGGAGCCGGGTGCCGTACTCCGCGTACAACTCGGCGAGCAACTCTCCTGGTATGACCGCCAGGACCACGGAGTGGTCCTCTTCCGAACTCGGGGCGGAGACACAGGGAAGTGGGGGGCTGAAGGGCACCATGATGGGCTCGCCGAGGGCGCCCGACGTCGCGTGACGGTGCAGGCGCGCCAGATCCCACACCTCGTGGGTCACCGGCAGGCCGTCGAGGTGCGAGACCGGGAGCTCGGTCGAGGTGCTCACCCGGTTGCTGAGCAGGAAGAGCCTGATCCGCTGCACCTCGGTAAGGGCCTTCTCGACCGCCGCACACATGTCGTACACGTCGAAGGACTCGTCGATGTGCTGCTGCAGCCCGTCCCGGCAACGCTGAACGAACGCCAGAAGCCGTCTGAAGGACGTCTCGGTCTGGGCTTTCGTGAGCTTGGTCTCCAGCGGTGCCAGCTGGAAGTCGGTCACGAACAGGTCCAGGGACTCGCCTGACTCGCCGATTCCGTAACCGTGTACCTCGTGGCCGTGCATCTTGTGGTACGCGGTGAAGGTGTTGGACACGACGCCGGCCTGCTCCAGGTCCTCGAAGACCCGACGAGTGAACGCCTCTGGGGTGGTCGTCCCCTCGGCGTCAGCTGTCGCCTGGACATCGGCGACAAGGCTCCGCGAGAACTCGGCCAGGTCGAGCTCAGCCATGGGACCCCCCGATCAGTTCCCTCACCTCGTCGGCCGTGGCGCGGTAGGCGTCCAGACCCGAGGTGCTCACGTTGTACGTGCAGTCGCCGACTCCTTCGGGCAGGTCCGACTCGACCAGCCTGGGGAAGCCTTCCCGTACATGCCAGAACCGAAGCTCGCGGAGGGTGTACCGGGGTTCTTCGTAGAGGTCATGGTGTCCGGGGAGGTAGCCGACCTGGATGAGCAGACCGTCGAACCGGACGCGAGCGGCGGGGCTCGTGAGCTGCTGCCGTATGCCCTCCACCCTCGTGTTCAGGCTCTCTCCCGATCCACCGCGTCGTTCGTCGAGCTGCGCGAGGGCGAGAAGCAGAGCAGGGGTCCCGGTCCCGTCCAGCTGTCGCTCGCTGGCGATCCGGATGCTCCGGGGGCGCTTCGCGACGCTGGCCTTGGCCTCGATCGCCACCTCGGGCAGCTGGAAGTCCTGGTTGGTCCCCGTGGGACCGGTCCATGCCTCGACCGTCTCAGACTGGGCCAGCGAGGTCAGGAGGACGTCACCCAGTACCAGGAGTTCGCCGTAGAGTCCACGACGGGCCTCGGCGCTCAGCCCGTCCCTGCTTACGGCACGCAGGAGGTCCTGCCACCTCCCGAACCTGTCCACCGCGGCTGCCAGGGCCTCTGCGGCGGCCGGAGCGGCCTTGGCGGTCTCGGCGACGTCGGCGACGAGCGGGTTGAACACCTCGCGGAGCTCGTTCGCGGTCAGGATCACCTGGAGTTCGTACTCGACCCGGGACACCGCACTGAGGTTCATCTCGATCCCGGCTGCCTTGGGAAGACGGCCCACCGAGCGCACGATCGGATCTGCGGAGCGGGCGTCCGCCCGGAGGACCAGCATGCGCTGTCGGCCGGGGTGGGAGACGGAGAGGAAGATGTCGAGCGGGGACTCTGGGTGCAGACGGAGGCTGGACCGCCCCGGGGTCTCCTGGGGGCTCTCCAGCTCACGCCACTCGTCCTCGGTGACCGTCACGCCTCGTCCTCCTCGTCGATGGTGTAGATGTCCTCCTGGAGCCAGACGGTGTTGGCGATGTATTCGGTCTTGGACTGGTACTCGGAGTGCGGGAAGCTCACCTGGAAGCCAACGAGGGGGGTCGTCGACTCGCCGTCGGCCGATTGCGGCAGCTCGATGGGGTAGATGAGCAGGAGGCCCTGGTCGGTTCGCCTCTGCCGCCGGATGTGCGGGCCCGCCGGCGTCTTCGGGGCCGACGCCTTCTCCTTCTGCTCCGCGGCCTTCCTCGCGGCCTCACGTGCCGCAGCCTCCTGCGCATCGTCGAGGCCGATCAGCTCGTCCGGCGGGCTGAGCACCCGGCGGATCGTGTACCTTCCCTCGGCCTTGAAGGCGTCGTTGAGCGCCTTGCGTGTCACGAGGCCGACAGTGTGTCCGGCGATGTCCCGTGGTGCCTTCGACGTCGTGCTACCGATCAGACACACGGTCCAGTTGCCCAGTTCGCCCACTCTCGCGCACTGTTCCACGTACTTCGCGATGAGCCTTGGGCGAACCCGCTGAGCCATGCGGTCAGCCTCGTAGGAGGCAAGGAACTCGGAGACGATCTCGGGCGGCACCGCCCCCCACTGCACATTGCCGCCCGGAGCTCCCACGGCCGGCTCCGCCACGCCGTCCAGCCGACGGACGAGGGTCTCGAGGGCCTTGTAGTTCTTCTCGATGGCTGCGAGCTTGAAGATCACCGTCTCGGGACCCTCACCGGAGTAGCTGAGAAGGATCTTCGTTCCCTGCCGCATCTTGTTTGCCGCGGTCACCGTGAGACCCAGTGAAGAGGACCGGACCTTCAGGCCGAACTCCTTCGGGGTGAGGCTGAGCGCCGCCATCTCCTCGACCTCCCTGCGGAGTTCGTCGGTCGCGGCGGTGACCTCCACGTAGGCGTCCTCGAGCGCGGGCGTGGTGTACAGACGGCACACGTCCTCGTAGCCGGGGCGGTATCCGAACCACCGGCCCATCTGGAGGAGGGTGTCGTACGTCTTGGACACGCGGAGGTAGTAGCTGACGGTCAGACCGTCCAGGGTGAGGCCGCGGGAGAGCTTCTGCCCCCCGATAGCGATCACGGACAGGCCGTTCCTCCGGTTCTCGTAGTAGTCGAGCGCGTCCTTGGAGGTGCCGTTCACCGTCTTGACCTGGATCTTCCTGAGGGCAGGAAGGAGCTGTTCGGAGACCTGCTCCCAGGTCAGGGGCTCCGCCTCGTCAGCCGGGAACTTGTCCGTGGTGGGAACGAAGTCCCGTTCCCAGAGAGCCCGGAGTTCGGCACGGAGTTCGGGGCCCTTCCCGTACCGGTCTCGGATCATGTCCACGATGAGCCGCAGGTGGTCGTCGACCTGGTCGCGTACGAGGGTCTGCACCGCGGTGAAGCGGGTGACGTGCACCAGCATGGAGTTGTGGACCTTCGTCTGCCCGCGCGCCCGGCGGGCCGCGCAGGCGAGCACGAAGGAGAAGATGGCGTCGCGCAGGGACTGCGGGAGCTTGTCGCCGGGGCTGTCACCGGACCTGTGCTTGGTGGGGAGCCAGGCGTCCGCGTCGTCCACGTGGCGCACGAGTGGCAGCGGTTGCACGTCCGCCTCGTCCTCGTCGTCGACCTGGAGCCCGAAGACCCGCTCAGGACCCAGGTAGTTCGACGGCGAGGGAAGACTGCGGATGAAGCTGGCGGGGAAGAGGTCCTCTCCAGCGACGTCGTGGTCCACGTCCGGGTCTATGTAGATGTTGGCGAAGGGGGTGGCCGTGTACCCGACGTACGCGGCCTTGTCGAAGCTCTTCATGAGCTTGCGGATCGCGGCGTTGGTCTTGGTCGGGTCTGCCTCGGGGTCACGGACGGTGTTGATCGAGGCGTTGTCGGCCTCGTCGTCGATGACGAACAGAGGGAGGTCCTTCACGACCTTCTCGCCGTTCTCGTCCGCAGTGCCGTGGACGTCTATCACCCAGTTACGCAGGTACTCGAGGATCTTGTAGTGCTTCTTGACTACGAGGACGACGGGGAAGCTGCCGAGGGGGAAGTTGATGGCCTTGGCCGTCGCGAGGCCGAAGTCCCCCTTCTCGGCGCTGCTTGTCGGCGACGCGATGTCGAGCTTCTTGGCAAGGGGCATGGCTCCCGCACCGATCGCGCGGGAACGACCGTCCTCGTTCGACCGGTTCTGGTGCTGGGTGTCGAACCCGAGGAGCCCTTCGTCGATCCGCAGCTGTGTCTGGCTTCGGAGGTCGTTGTGGATGCCGGCGAGGACCACGATGAACCGGTATCCCGCGTCCACGGCCTTCGCGGCGAGCCCGATGTACTGGCCGGTCTTGCCCGACTGCACCTGGCCGATCACGAGACCCTGCCGGCGCCAGGGGCCGGAGCGGCGAGGGTCCTCCAGCTGGCTGAGCACCTCATCCGAGCTCTGGTCCAGCCGCCTCACGACCCACGGCGGAAGGTTCGCGACGTCTTCGAGGTAGCGCCGGTAGCGTTCCCAGAAGTCCCAGGCACGGTCGTTCTTCGCCTCGGGCAGCCACGGTTCGTGGCCCTTGGGGTCGACGAGTGCCAGGGACCGCTCCTGGAACACGGCGGTCATGGCCTCGATCTCCTTGGCCAGCCGGTCCCGGTCGAGGTTCTCTCCCTGCGCGGCCAGCATCCCGAAGATGGCGTTGACCGCGTTCTGCACCTCCTCCGGCTTCGGCTGACGGTCCTGTGGCAGGAATCCGAGAACCAGGCGTGTGGCCTTGGCCATGGGTTCGTCGGGAACGGCGCTCACGTGGGACCTCCAGCGGAACTTGGAACGGTATCGAGCAGGGTAGGGGCGACCACTGACAATGGCTCAGGGCTCATCCGCTCCAGAAGCCCTGCAGTTGGTCGAAGGGAGGCATAGTCCGCAACCTCTCGCGCGCGGCGGCCGGCGAGCGGCCGCCCGAGACGAGCGACTGGTAGATGCGCTGTGCGACCTCGTTCGCTGCCTCGTCGGCGGGCCCCGGTCCACCGAACGGTTCCGGGTCGTCGCTGGTGTCCGTCTCGTGCATCACACGGAGGGCGGCGACAGGCACTGTCTCCTCCAAGAGCCGGATCAACGCTCGTACGTCTGCAGTGCTGTTGCCGCCAGGTCTCAGAGCAGCCTGGACCAGTGGGTGACTGCGATTGATCTTGCAGGTGACCCTCCCGTCCGGTCGGCGCACGTTCCACGCGTACGACAGAGGATCACCGTGGGTACGCGCAGCGACCTGTCCGCGGTGCCGCAGTACGTCCGCGGCCTTCGCCCGGGCCTGCCGCGCGATGCGGTGGAGGTGCGGACGCAGACCGACTGGCGGGACGACGCTCGACTTCCTCACGTCAACGCCCCACTCGGCGTCCGTCTCGGCCGGGATGTCGACGGCGATGCGCGCCAGGTTGTACTTCTCCTCGCGGCGCATGCCTCTCTGCCCCAGCCAGTCGCCCGCCAGGATCAGGCGGTTCCGGCGGTAGACGTAGAAGCCCTGTTGGTCGAGCCACCCCTGCGGCCCCGCGGCCCTGCCGTACTCCTCCGGCGTGAGCCGGTGGGCGCTGGGGAGGATGAATGCCTCGACCCGTATGGAACTGCCACCGAGAGGCAGTTCCTCCATGGGGAGCCGCTGGACCGAGGGGTGGTTGCCCATGAACGGATCCCAGGGTTCCGCCGGGGTCCCGGACACTCGCAGGTTCCGACGTCGGGTCCCCGTGAGGAAGCGGGCGAAGACCATTCCGAGGTGCAACTCCGTGCGGGCCGCCTCGGCGTAGAACTGCTTCTGGGTGCGCTCGTCGTCCTCGCAGACGTCTCCGCCGTGGTAGCCGTTGAGCCGTCGCCAGAGCACGATCGTGCCATGGCCGGTGGCGCTACGAACCCTGTCCAGCACGGCTGTTGTGTCGTCGTCGGCTCCATGGAGCAGTCGCCACTCGCCGAACTCCTCGACGACGTCGAGGTCCCAGGTGCGTGTGTGCCATTCACCACCGGCTTTGGCGGTGGCCACGGTGAGTTGCCTCGACTGGGAGAACGAGGCCGACTTCAGGCCGACGCCGAAGCGGCCCAGATCTGCGGAGGAACGCGACGTCGCAGGCCCACGAGCCGCCACGGTCATCGCCGTGACGAGCTCCTCAGCGGTCATGCCCCAGCCGTCATCGACCACCGCGATCCAGGAGTCCCGTCCTGACCAGGCGAACTCGACGTCGATGTTCCGGGCTTCCACCGAGATGCTGTTGTCCACGAGGTCCGCGACGGCTGCTGGCAGTGAGTACCCCAGGGAGCTGAGCGAAGCCACCATTCCCGCGGGCTCGGGGGCCGCGATGTCGTACGTCATGGGTGGTTCCAGCCCTGCTTCCCCGTTACGAGCGTTGCTCGGAGTGCAGTCGTCCGGGAGATCCAGCGGAACCGAGCGGGCGAGCACTCCAGATTCGGGGGACGCCCCACCGCGCACTCAGTCTGTCGCACACGACAGGCCCCCACCCAAAACCGATGGTACTGGAGCCATTGGCCGTAGGCCCGAGTGTTCCTGGACAAGCCCATGCGCGGACGACAACCCACCGAGTGTTCAGCTCCTGCGCCCGGCCGCTGGTGTGGAAGGCAAGCGCACAGTGCGATCATGGTGGCGGGCGCGGGGGCGCACCCGAGCTGTGGAGGACCCCCGCCGTGGGACGCCCCGACAAAGCCGCGCGTGCGGCCATCGCGCGCCGCCGCTCGGACGCCATCGATCTACGCCTCGCGGGCGTGGACTGGTTGACGATCGCTCGCAAGCTCGCTGCCGACCCGACCGTCAACTCCGACGGCATCGCTTACCCGCAGGGATATGGGATCGAGCGGTACCGCAAGAACCAGGACTCGCCCACCAACGAGGCCCTGATTCATGCCGCTTGCCGGGACGTCCGTACTGCGCTCGCCGGCCGCCGCGCCGAACTGAACGACGACGTTGACGAGTTGCGCGCGCTGGAGGCCGACCGACTCGACCGGCTGTTCTTCGTCGCCTACAAGAAGGCCGTCCGCGACCAGGACCTCGCCGCCATCGACCGCACCCTACGGATCATGGAGCGCCGTGCCCGGCTGCTCGGCCTCGACATGCCCGTCCGTACGGAACTGTCCGGCCCGGACGGCGGACCGGTCCAGGTCGAGAACGTGACCGTCGACGAACTCGACGCCCTGATCGCGCTCACCGATCCGGACGGCGAATGACCCCGCGCGACCACGAAAGCGTCATCGCCCACTACAAGACCCTTTCGCCCGCGCAGCGCCGCACCATCGCACGGGCCGCATCTTCCACGCTGCGCGCCGAGTTGGTGCGCGTCGAACGCCAACTCGCCATGGACCGCTCGCCAGGTGCACTCGCCGCCGTCCTCACCGGCGGGCGCGAGATGCAGGCCCCGCACCTGGATCTCATTGACCGTGCGTTCATCGACATGGCCGCAGGTCGATGCGACCGCGTCATGCTGACCATGCCCCCGCGGCACGGCAAGAGCCGACGCGCCTCCCGTTGGGCGCCCCTCTGGTACCTGCGGCGCAATCCCGGCCACCGCATGATGATCGCCAGCTACTCCGCCGACCTGGCCGACGACCACGGCCGGTGGATCAGGGACGCGATCAACACCTGGGGCGACGACCTCGGCATCCAGCTCAAGGCAGGCAGTCAGGCCGCCAACAGGTTCGACATCGTCGGCGGTGAAGGCGGCCTCCTCGCGGCCGGTATCGGCGGCGGCCTCACCGGACGCGGCGCGCACATCGCCATCGTCGACGACCCGGTCAAGGACATGGCCGACGCGGACAGCCCCACCATGCGCAAGCGCGCCTGGGACTGGTGGACCTCCGTACTGCAGACCCGACTCGAACCAGTCGGCGCTATCTGCCTCATCCAGACCCGGTGGCACGAAGACGACCTCGCCGGACGCATCCTCGCCACCGAGCGCGACGCCTGGCGGGTCATCGACCTGCCCGCCATCGCCGACAGCCCCGACGACCCCCTCGGCCGCACTCCTGGCGAGGCGCTGTGGCCCGAACGCTTCGACGTCACCCACCACGCCAAGACCCGCAAGCGAGTCGGCGAACGCGTCTGGGCCGCCCTCTACTTGCAGAAGCCCCGGCCGCCGGAGGGAGGCGTCTGGAAGCGGGAGTGGATCGAGACCGCCCGCATCAACGCCGTCCAGTTCTCCGGCCTCGACATGGCGCGCATCGTCGTCGCCGTCGACCCCGCCGGCGGAGAGTCCACGGTCGGCGACGAGACGGGCGTCATCGGCGTCGGCCGCGACTTCGACCGGCAACTGTACGTCCTGGCCGACCGATCCGGATCGATGGGCGCCAACGACTGGGGCCTGGCCGCATGCCGTCTCGCTCTCGAACTCAAGGCCGACGCGATCGTGGTCGAGAAGAACTACGGCGGCGACATGGCGCGGCAGATCGTCACCCAGGCCTGGGAGCAGCTGCGCCGCGAGGGCGTCACCAAGGGGCTCCTCATGCCCATGATCCTGGAGGTCACCGCCAAGGTCGGCAAACGCCTCCGCGCCGCTCCTGTGGCCCAGCTCTACGAACAGCAGCTCGTTCACCACGTCGGTGAATACCCGGACCTGGAAGGCCAAATGGTCACCTGGGTCGAGGGAATGGACAGCCCGGACCGCATGGACGCCGCTGTCCACGGACTGACCGAACTTGCCGACCCCGATCAGCTCGACACCCTGCCCACCGACACCGATGACGATCGCTTCGACGGCCGCCGCTGAACTGGCACGGGCAGACGTACGAGCGGAAACGGCCCCAAGAGGAAACGGCCCATGACGGTATGGCTCCTGGTGGCCTGCCTGGGGACTTGCCGATCTACGGGCTGTTTCTCTCCACGCGCAGGACCTCGCCAGCGACCAGGCGTTCCGTCACGTCTTGTGCCTCCGGGAACGTCGACGACGTCAGCCGCAGCCCGGCGCCGCCTATCGCTGTCGCGACACGCAAGGCCATGTCCCCGCGCTCTTCATCCGGGACGCGATTGAGGTCGAAGGACAGCCAGATCCGCATGTCCTGGCCTTGTGAGACCAGGACCGGGCCTTGCAGGGGAGCACAGGGAATTGTGGCGGCAGTCAGCGCCTGGACAACTTCGGCGTGTAGTTCAGCCGTGGTCCGCTGGTCGACCTCGCGTGTCGCAGCGTAGATCGCAGTGCATAGAGCTTCGGTGGCGGGCACTGCCGCGCTGACGGAGAAGGCGAACGGCCCCATGGTGACGGTATCGGCGGCCGGGTTGTAGCCGAAGCTCCAGAAGTCGCGGGCTACGTCACGTAGGACAGCGTTCTTCTTACGGGCGTCCGATTGCGGGCCGCCGCCCTGGCCGCGGGCCCAGTCCTCGAAGTGAGTCAGCCCGTCGCGCACGTGCTTGATGTCCGGCAGGGAGTCCAGGAAGTCCTGCTCGGCCTTGTCAAGAGCGGTGATGACCGCCTGAGGCATGCCGAGGTCTTTGAGAGCAATTCGTTCGAGCTTGACCGCGGCGATGAGCTGACGCAGGGCGACGACCAGCGTCCGCGCGTCGATCTGGCGCGAGCTGAACCAGCCGACTTGGACGTCGTCTCCGTGCATGCGTGCCACGGTCAGTGCGACGGTGGCACGCAGCCAGCTCGATTCCGAGAGTGCGATCGAGTACGGATTGTCCGCTGGGGACCAATCATCGGGCAGGTTGCTGTTCATGACGGAATCTTCGACCCCGGAGCCTTCGGCCGCTCGGAATTTCCGGTTCCCGAGGCGCTGTGAACTGCGGAAGTCCGCCGTATGGGACGTCTCGTAGGCTGGAGGCGCGGCGCGGGGCCGACCGCCCAGAGGGTCACTCGGGGCCGGCGCGAGCCGATCACCAGCATGTGAGACAGCCCGTTTGTAGTGCTAGTCGAGCATCAGGTGCGCGGGGAAGTAGCAGTCACCCGTGTCGTTCGCGTGCCGCTTCTTGCGGGATAGAAGGTCGTCGAGCCGGACCCGGTCATCGAGAACGCAGAAGAGGTCAGTGCCTTCCATGGTGAGGAACGCGGTGCCCTCGTCGAAGGCAGCCTTGGCGCCTGTGCTGAAGCCGTTGACGCTGATGAACAGCCCCAAAGCGTTCTTCCCCTTGCGGCGAACCTTGTCGTTGAACAACATGAGCGGTCCGGCCTCAACTGCCCCCTTCAACCACTTCGCCTCAAGGACGTAGTCGTCTGTGTCATATGTGATCGATCCGTCGATCTGCTGAAATTCAAGATCATAGCCGAGACGAGGCTGCATATCGAAGAGATCGAACAGTGAGTGCAGGAAAGGTTCGAAGGCTCGACCGGCACGCTGCCGGTCAGCATCCAACTCCAGCCGCAAGAACTCTTCCTTCAACTCACCGAGGCGTTGAGACAGGCCACGCCGGTGCTTCGCGCGCTCCTCGTGTTGGGCCTGTTGCGCCTCCACGCGAGCCCGTTCCTCCATGAGGCCCCGGAAACGTTCGGTCCAGGTCCTGAGATCGGCCACGGCGTCATTGGCTTGCGCTAGTAGTTTCTCGGCGTCCGGTTGGCGCTTGAGGCTCGGAAAGGACTCCATCTGCGAGATCTCTAGCATGATGGAGAGAGTGAGGTCCCGGTATCGGTCCTCATCCGCCATCAGCCGATCTACGAACTCCTCGGCGAAGGCGATCTTGTAGTCCTCGAAGTTCAACCCGGCAACGAGCTCCGGGTGCTCCGACGCACGGAGTCTCAGGAACTTGATCAGATCCTTCTTGAACCAGTAGATCCTGGCTAGCGCCTCGACAAGAGCACCGTACGCCGCCGGGTGAATCCGCTGCGCTCGCATCGACGTCACGTAACCCCCGCCTTCGACATCGGAGGCCAGCGCCGGTGCTGCCCCCAACATGATGATGTTACCCAGCGGCAGTGGGCGGTCCCTCTGTGTTCAGGTCGGAGGATTGCTTTCACGCCGTAGGCTGATCTTGCGGCGCGGGGCCGACTGCCTGGAGGGGCACTGTGGGCCTGCGTGAGCTGATCACCGACGTCTGGAGCTGGCTGGACTACAAGCCAGCCATGGCCGATCCACGCCGGTCGGGTCGTAACACCTGGGCAGAACTGACCCGATCCTGGGTGCCGGACGAGGACTTGCGACGTCTGGCTGCCTACCGGCTCCTAGCCGCCTACGACTCCAACCAGGCTGGTCAGTTCGCTGCCGTGACTGGCGAAGATGAGGCAGGCGTCGAGCGAAGGGAACTCGGGGATGCCTCGAAGTTGATCGATACCGCACTCGGCTACCTCCTCGGCTCCCAGCAGGTCATCAGCGTCACGGGCGCGGAGCCCACCGGTGACGAGCCGACCGCCGAAGCAGCTGCGGCGCTCGCCGTACAGGACAAGCTGAGGACGTGGGCAGAGAAGGAGCTGCTGCCGCTGCGCCTTCAGCAGGCCGAGCGAACCGCAATCCTGCTCGGCGACGCCGTCTACACCCTGGCCTGGGATCCGACGAAGGGCCGGGTCCTGCTGCGCACGTGGGACCCGGGCCTGTACTTCCCGGAGTGGCCGGAGGACGGCGAGCAGGATGGTGCCGAGTTCCCCCTGCGCGTTCACCTGGCGTGGGAGCTGCCCGAGGACAAACGGCGCGGGCTCAAGGCCAGGCTTCGGCGGGTCACCTACGAACTCGGCCCGATCGGTCCGGCCAGTCGGCGCGGCGCAGCGAAGGACGGCAGCCCGGCGCGCGAGTACCTGTACACCGACGACGGCGATCCGATCCTGATTACGGGCGACGCGCGGAACGCCGACACGGGCGTGATCACCCGCACGTACCCGTGGGCACCCAACCAGACCTCCCCGTGGACGTGCTTCCTCACCGACGCGGAATGGGACCTGGACGACCTCACGTACGCCGACCTGCTGTACGACCTGCCGATGCACAAGGCTCGGTATCGAGTCCGCTCGGACGGCGAAGTCCTCGACCGGCTCGACCTGATGGCAAACTTCATACCCGTCGTCCACATCACGAACAGCATCCCCACCAGCGGAGAGCACTGGGGGAAGCCGACCGTGGCCACCGTCCTCCAGGCCCTCGACGAGCTGTCCGCGACCGACACCGATGGTTCCGGCGCGTCGGCCACCACTGGCTCGCCGATCATCGGCCTGGCGGGAGCCCGGCTGCCCATCGACCGAGCGACCGGCCAGCCGCTTCCGGTGAAGGTTCGGGCCGGGACGGTGTGGCAGCTCAACGACAACGGGCGCATGGACGTCCTCGACACGTCGGCCCAACTCGCCGAACTGCGCGCCCGTGTCGACCACATCCTCGACCGGATCGCAGCGAACAGCCGCCTCACCGCCGCCGGCCTCGGCACCCTCGACCCGACCGCCCTGCCGTCCGGGTACGCCCTACAGCTCGCACTGGGCCCGCTGGACTCGCTCGTCGCCTCCATGCGATTGGTCCGCAGCCACAAGTACGCCGTGCTGCTGCGCATGGTGCAGCGCCTTCACCAAGCCGGACAGGCCGAGGGCTGGCCCGCAGGGGAGTCATCGCCTGCTCGGCTGATGTGGGGCCCGCACACCCCGACCGACCGTGCCGCCGTCCTTGACGAAGTGGTCAAGGGCGTTGGCGCCGGAGTGCTGTCCGTCGAGACTGGCGTACGGATGTTGATTGACGCTGGATACCCCATCGACGATGCACAGGCTGAGATCGAACGCATCCAGTCCCGAGCCTTCGAGGCCGCCGCTCGGCTCGCCGACGCGACGGGGGACAACGCAGCCGTGCGCAGGTATCTCGGGCTGCCAGCGGCTGACTCCGGAATACCCGCGATCCGGGCGGTGCCGCCTGAGCCTGATCTCCCATAAGTAGGCTCAGGATATGACCAGTGCAACTCCGGCTCAGCAGACACTTGTTGACCACGCGGCGCTCGCCGCCGATCCGTACACCGTGTACGCGCAGTTTCGCGAGAGTGGGCCCGTCCATCGAATCACCGGGACGGACGGACTGCCCGCCTGGCTGGTGACCGGCTACGACGACGTACGCCAGGCACTGGTCGATCCTCGGCTGTCCCTGGACAAACGCAACGCGGCACCCGGCGGCTACCGGGGTATGGCCCTGCCGCCGGCGCTGGACGCGAACCTGCTCAACATGGACCCCCCGGACCACACCCGCATCAGGCGCCTGGTGTCTCGGGCCTTCACTCCCCGCCAGATCGAGCAGTTACGCGAGCCGATCCAGCGCACCGCCGACCGACTGCTGGACGCCATCGCCCCGCAGGAACACGCGGACCTGATCGGTTCGTACGCGGCGCCTCTGCCGATCACGGTGATCTGTGACCTGCTCGGCGTGGCCCCGGCCGACCGGCCCGACTTCCGGGCCTGGACCGATGCGCTCGTCGCCCCCGACCCCGCGCAGCCCTCCCGGGCCAAGCAAGCCGTCGGCAGCATGCTGGCGTTCTTCACCCGGCTCATCGCCGCCAAGCGAGCCGTCCCGGCAGACGATCTCCTCTCTGCGTTGATCGCCGTACGCGATCAGGAGGACCGGCTGAGCGAGGACGAGTTGATGTCCCTGGCCTTCCTCATCCTGGTCGCCGGATACGAGAACACGGTTCACCTGATCGGCAACGCGATCCTGACCCTGTTGCGCCACCCCGATCAGCGGGCCGAGCTGCGCGGCAACCCCGCCCAGCTGAGCGCCGCGGTAGAGGAACTGGCCCGATATGACGGCCCGGTCCCCCTGGCCATCCGGCGGTTCCCGACCGAGGACATCACCATCGGCGGGGTGACCATCCCCGCCGGCGAGACCGTCCTGCTCTCCCTCGCCGCCGCCCACCGGGATCCGCGCCGCTTCACCGACCCGGACCGCTTCGACATCGGCCGCGACGCCACCGGCCACCTCGCTCTCGGCCACGGAATCCACTACTGCCTGGGTGCTCCACTGGCTCGGATGGAGACCGAGATCGCCCTGGCTGCACTCTTCGCCCGCTTCCCCGACTTGACCCTCGACGTGGCACCGGGCGAGCTGCAATGGCGGCCCTCGATGCGATCCCGCGGACTACTCGTCCTTCCGGTCCGCACCGCCAATGTGGCTGCGGCCACCGACAGTGCTTGAGGCCTTATCCGATCCAGAGCACCAAAGGGCACGTCGTTGGCTGGAGGCCCTCAACGCGAGGCCTGAGGGGTGCGGAGCGATGACTACACTGATCTCTGGCGCGGGGGCGCTGGAGACCTGTGGATGGTTCACGCATGACGCGCCCCTCACTCCCCAATCCGCTCGAACCGGTCGGACACCGCCGTGATGGGCGGCCGATCTATCCGATCCTCGGAGCCTCGCCAGACGACGACTCCAACAAGCCCGGTGACGAAGACGGTGCCCCGAACGGTGGCGTCACGCAAGAAGACCTCTCGCGACTGCTGGCCCGCGAGAAGACCCAGGGCGGCCGGGCCGCCGTGAAGAAGCTGCTCGGCGACCTCGGTTTCGACAGCTCCGAGGCACTGACCGAGTTCATCACCACGAAGCGCGACGCCGAGCAGGCCGCTCTGACCGAGGTCGAACGCCGCGAGCAGGTCGCCGAGGAGAAACTGAGGTCAGCGGAGACGCGTGAGGCGCAGGCCCTGGCCAGAGAGCGCGCCGCCATCCGCCGCGCTGCCCTCGGAGGTCTCGGCGCGACGGGGGACGACCTTGATGACGCGGTCCTCTTGATCGACCGCGCCCTGCACGACCAGCCCGACGCCGACGAGGCGGCTGTTGCCGCTGCCGCTGAGCAACTCAAAGAGCGACGGCCCGAGTTGTTCGGCCCCGGCCGGGAGACCGTGCCGCCTGCTCCGGGCGGATCTCCCGCCGGCGGACCGCCGAAACGCGGAGGAATTCCACCCCGGCGAGGAGCGGCGGGGCTCGAAATGGCCCGGCGACGCGGGCTCATCAGCGACTGACCACGTCAACGACACATGGCCGTGGGACCACGCCCCTCCAACCGTGGACGCCCTTCCGTGACCGGGTCGGGCTGATCAGGGACCACGCCCGGGCGCGGCTCAGCCGTCGTCATCTCGTGGACACCGCCCCTTGCAACTCGCGCTGGGTGCGGGAGGAATCCGATCCGCACCCACGAGGGAGACATCGTGAGCGACTACCAGGTCCTCACCACCACCACGACGGTCACCGACGACCGGACATGGCTCGCTTCACTGGACGGCGTCCACGAAGCCCAGACGATCACCGTCGACACCAGCAAGCTGACGGCAGGCACCCACTACACGGCAGGCTCGCAGAACCAGCCCCGCCACATCATCAAGTCCGGCATCCCGCTCGGCAAGATCACCGCATCCGGCCTCTACGCGCCCTACAACGCCGCGGCCAGTGACGGCACGCAGATCCTCGCCGGATTCCTCGTTGCCGAGACCCCGTTCACCCCTGGCTCGGCGAAGACCGCGGGCGCACTGCTGTGGCGCGGTGAGGTGTACGCGTCGAAGCTGCCCGTCGCCTTCGCGCTCACTGCCGCCGCGAACACGACCGCATTCATCCACTACCGGTAAGGAGGCAGACACCATGGCCCTTGAGAAGCTTCTCGAGGCGATCGTCCCCGAAGACATCCAGGCGTTCATCCGGGCGATCACCACGCCGGAGGACTACCTCCTCACCCGCGAGGTGTTCGCCGAACGGAACATCGACAACGTCAAGTTCCGGACCAAGAGCAGCAAGCGGCGCGTCAACGCGGCGAAGTTCCGCGCGTGGGAAGCCGCGCCGACCCTCGCCAGGCGGCGTGCCGAGCAGGTCATCAACGAAGGCATGCTGCCCTGGGTCGGCCAGGAACTGCCCTTCTCCGAACTCCAGATCATCCTGGCTGCCGTAGACCGCGGCCAGGACACCAGCGAGTTCCTCGACCTGCTCTATGACGACCTCGAACAGCACGTGGAGGCCACGAAGGCTGCCATGGAGATCGCCGCCGGACAGATGCTGTCCACCGGCGTGGTGTCCCTACCCGGAGTCGCCCTCGACGTCGACTGGAAGGTGCCGGCCGTCAACCGGCCGACGGTCGCGGTGCCGTGGTCCCAGTCGGACGCGGCCACCCCGATCACCGACGAGCTGGCGTGGATCCAGTACCTGAAGAGCATCGGCGCGCCGCGCCCCGAGCGTGTCATCAGCTCGGAGAAGGCGCTGTCGCTGCTCGGGTCCACGGCGGAGTACCGGGCCGCGTTCCACAACTCGCCGTCCACCGAGCAGATCCCGACCGGGATGCTCGCGCCGGAGGAGGTCAACCGGGTCCGCGCCAAGTACAACCTGCCGCCCGTGACGACGTACGACGTGCAGGCGTACGACAGCGGCGACAACCTGGTGCGTACGACCCCGGAGTCGCTGTGGGCGATGATCCCGCCGCGCCGCGAACAGTGGGGCGAAACCCAGTACGGTCTGACCGCCGAGGCGATCGAGCTGCGCGGCAAGGGAGTCATCACCGCCGAGGAGGCCCCCGGCATCGTGATCACCACCCACGTGCAGACGCGTACCCCCGTCCAGCTGTCCACGATCTCCGCCGCTGCTGCGATGCCCGTGCTGTACGTGCCGGACATCCACATCGCCGCGACGGTCTTCTGACGGGAGCTGGTCATGGCGAAGTTGGCGCGCACGGTATTCCTCCGAGACCCCGAGCAGGGCCCGATCCGGCTGGAAGCGGGGGAGGAGGTTCCCGATTGGCTCGCCCCGCTCATCCCGAATCCAGTCGCGTGGTCGGGGGAGGCTCCCTCTCCAGATGAGGCCACCCCGAGCCCGGTCGCTGCGGATGGCGATGCGGGAGATACGCCGACCGCGGCGGATCCTGCCCCGGAGCCGGAGCCGGAGCCGGAGCCGGAGCCGGAGCCGGAGCCGGAGCCGGAGCCGGAGCCGGAGCCGGAGCCGGAGCCGGTCAAGGCTCCCAGGCGGCGCACCGCGAAGGCTGCCGGTGCAGGTGTGTAGGTAGCCGCACATCACGAGTGAGGCTCGGCACCGTCACGGCACCGAGCCTCACCTCGTACGACAGGAGCATCTGATGGACATCGCTGTACGAGCCTGGCTGCTGGCTCAGCTTGGCCCCACCACGGACACTGCCGACCTCGACGTACGCTACGCGCGCCTGTCCTCCGCTCGCGCTGTCGCAAACGAGGTCCTGGCCGAGCGGCGCGCGAAGCTGCTCGCCGACCCGCTCCGCATGACTGTGGACGGCGTGGTCACCATCGACCAGAGCAACAACCTCGCAGGGCTCGAACGCCAGATCACCGCTCTCGTGGACCTGGTCGCTCCGGACGAATTGACCGAAGGAGAGGACAGCACAGACCTCGTGACCGCGCCGCTGCTGCGCGCTCGCCGCGGCCGGTAGCCGGCATGCCGTACGAGTGGCCACCGCTGGTGCCCGGAGACCCGGAGGAGATCGCGCGTCGTGTCGCGGCCGTACTTGAAGACGCTTGGCAGCGCCTCGCCGCCCAACAGCGCGCCGTCCTTACCCAGTTCGCCGACAACCCGAGGACGCCGCACACCGTGGCGACGCTGGAGGAGTTCAAGCAGGCGATCCGCGCCTTCCGCCAACGCGTCGGCCAGGAGGCTCAGCAGTTCATCCAACGGCAGCTGCCTCACCTATATGCCGCTGGCGTTCAAACCGCCGCCGAAGCCCTCGACGTGACCTTCACCTGGACCACCTTCCATCGCGACGCCTTACAGGCGCTCGCGGCCGACTCCTACGCCGACTTCCTGCGCCGCTCCCAGGAGGCCGAGCGCATGGCGAACCAGTTCTATCGGGCGGCACGACAGGCAGCCCGCCGAGAGGGTCCACTACTCGCCGCGGGCAACATGACGGCGAAGCAGGCCGCAAAGAAACTGGCGGCCAGACTCGCCGCCGAGCACAAGCTGACCCACGTCATCTACCGCAACGGCGCTCGCGTCCCGGTCCGCGCCTGGGCCGAGGCCGCCACCCTGGCCAAGTCGGCCGTCGCCTACAACGCCGGCACCCTCAACCGCACCCGCCAGGCAGGCGTCACGATGGTCGAGGTCTTCGACGGCCTGGACTGCGGCTGGACCACCCATCAGGACCCAGACAAGGCCAACCGTTCAGTGCGAACCGTCGAGGACGCCGCGGAGTGGCCGATCTCCCATCCGCGCTGTCGGCGGGGGTTCGGTCCACGGCCGGATCTGACGTCGGTCTGATGTATCCGGAGGTCAGGGTCGACGGTGGGGCACCTGGTCCAGCTTTCCGTCCAAGGCGGCGTTGATCAGTAGATGCGCCCGGCGCTGTACTGCAGCAGGCTGGCCTTCGAGATTGCTCCTGACCTCGTTCGAGGACATATCGAGGACACGCCGGATCTCGGCCGTCAGCGCAGGAAAAGGTTCCAAGGCGGTCGCGATGGTGTCCAAGTTCTCCTGCCATCCGGCACGGATCATCCCGACGACCATCGGCACGAGCAGCATCACGAACTCCGGATGGTCGTCGAGGTGCCCCACTCCTTCCATGCCGGCGTAGTTGTCGTTGCCGAACACGGCGCCAATCATCCTGGCAACAAGCGGCAGGAACCGGAACAGCATCGCTACGAGCTGCCGGGCCGACTCCAGCTCCGCGTCCGTTGCGTCCACGAGGGTCTCCGCCATCCTCGGCACGGAGATGACCTGCGCTGCATCGAACAGATCTTGCGCCGGACCAACCAGCCACGGCCCGCCCCCGTCCACGCGCTGCCGACGTCCCGGCGAGACGCCGAGAACCCTTTCGACGGTCGCGGCTTCTTCCTCGGTCGTGTCGAGCGTCTCACCGAACGCGAACAGCCGAAGCATCAGCTCGACCGCGTTGGTGCGCTCTGAAGCCGTCACCCGTACTGGCCGCGGTAGGGCGTTCGGTCCCCGCCGTGCAGCCAGTGTCGATGCGATGGAGTTCAGCGAAGCCTCGCGTTCCGATGCGGGATCCAGGCCCCGGCGCGCGGCCTCCGCCTCGAGTTCGCGTTCCAGCGTCTGCGTCATCGTGCTCAGGCTGGCGCTCACGGATTCCCGCACGGCGCTGGTCGCGATGGGAAAGCCGTCGATCCACAGCAGCACCCGCAGCACATTGCGGTCCTTCGTGTGCTCGCGCCAGCGCATGAGGCTCACCAACTGCCGCTCGGTGCCGGGCGGGTATAGCCATACGGGCTTGCGACCTCGATTCGGACCGCGCTGAGGGTGTGGGAGCAGGCCTTGTGTACGGGAACGGAACTCCTCAAGCATCCGCTCGCCTACGGGGTGCCCGGCTGCGGCTGCGGCCTGGAGTAGATCTTCGCTCTCGATACCTGCGGTGGCGACATTCAT